TACACTGCTTACGACTGTAGGGCCGCTGTGTGTGTGGTCCTTGTTTTGGTTTTTTTTTTAATGATACGGCGACCACCGAGATCTACACAGAGTAGATCGTCGGCAGCGTCAGATGTGTAAAGAGACAGTCTATAAAGTCATCATGTTTAGATTTAAAGCCACCTGCAGAGGCATTCCTTAACTCATTAATAGCTTCTAAAACCTCAGGGGAATTCTCTAGCTCTTTTGGGAACCAGATTTTCTTAGCTTTAAATAATGGCACTACCGTATTAAATCTTACCATTTTATTAGTGTTGGGTCTAATACCTTCACGGTTACTATTTCCATCACTAGCAAGCTTAAAAAAGATGTTACGAGAAATCTGTTGCTCTCTAATCCATTGAATAAAACCACCCTGTTGCCCAGTAACCTCAACACCAACGCTATCAGGTTTGTACATTGCTGCAAATCTAAATAGGTCATCAAGATTTTTATCCATGGTTTGGCGTTTTACAGTCCCATCTACCCAAAGCCAATCACCATTATTGTTATATGCCCATACGCTAATTACCGAGAAGTCAGCACTAGTTTTTTCACTAGTTGCAAAGTCAGTAGTAATATAAAAGTTGTAGTTACTTCTAAACTTAAGTACGTCATAACGGCTATACCAAACTATATCGTTGTCACTGATAAGTCTATCTTCATCAGACATAATTCTAAGCATAAGCTCTTGGTTAAATGAATCAATCTGACCAGTCGCTACAGCCTTATCATATTTACCCTTTACATATTTGAAGTCATGTCTGTCAGCCCATGCACCAACGAATGTATCCTTAGTTGTATTAGCATCAAAGTGCTCGCAAACTGGATATACATTTACATACCAACCACCCGACTCAATTGCCTTATACAATGGGTCATTCTGATTAAACGGAGTACCTGACCAAATTACTTTTGACTTGGAAGGGTGTAGAGCATAATCAATAGCTTTATATACAGTGTCTTCAATAGACTTGATTACTGTGGGTGAACGAGCATCATCATCTGAGAGCAAGTCATCTAAAATAGCTAAATCGACACGTCTACCTTGTTCTTTGGCTCCACGGACACCAGTTTTCGCTCCATAACTTTTTACAATAAGCTTTTTACCATCAATGTTCTCAAACTCATAACGAACATCTGTAAACCTAATCTTTGGCACATACTTTTGAAGGAATTCAGAGTTCCCCCAACGGTACTCCAAGTTTTTGCGTAGATTCTTAACACCATTCTCTATCGAGTCAGACACATAGATAGCAATAGTTACTTCACCAAAGCCAGGTATAGAGCCATAGACAGCTAGGTAAAGGAATAAATACTCAGCCATAACTGTAGTCTTTGCTGCTCCACGATAGCATAGATTAGCTATACTCTCTTTGCCACCAGCTATTTGGTCAAGCATTTTCATGTGCATAATTGGAGTTTTATGTTCTTCACCATCAGCACCATTAACTAGTTTGATGAAGTTAACAAATTCTAATGCAAACTTAGAGGGTACATAAGTATCGTAATTTTTATAGTCAACTTCATTTACCCACTTCTCAACGGTACATTTAATTTTCTTACTCATCTTAGGCTCCTAATAACTTAGTTACAACAGCTTCATTTAATTGATACCCATGCATGTCAGTTGGCTTATTCAATTTCTGCATCTATAATCCTTGAATTAGCTATCTCTTTAACCTGTACACCTGCTAGTATACTAGAGTGTTGTGCATTAACTAATTCTTCAGCAGCTTTTCTAAGGTCAGCTATTGTATCAGTATGTTGAATACCAATATCTAACTCTATTTTAGATGTTTCAGGAGGTCTCAGCTCTCGTATAAGAGTTTCAGAAGCTTTCTGTTGTACCATTTCACTCTTAGCATGCATCATAAGCTCAGCTTGCTTATTGATAGCTCTCTGTAGTAATGATTGGTTCACTAAGTGTAATGGAACGAGTGCCTGTTGTCTAATCTTATTGACTAGCTCACTAGAATTGAACCTAGAAGCTTCTCCACCCATATTGAGCTTAGATTCACCTCTTGCATATCTAGCTTTCAGCCTATCAGGGAACACTACACAGTATGCATCAACTAGTGACATTTCCTGTTGAACCAAAGAGAAAAACTTAACAGCATTAGTATATTTCGTAAGGCTCCAATTAGAATTCTGTTCTAGTACATTAGCATGGGTCAAAAACTCTTCTTTAAATTGTTCACCATACTCTTGGTCACCAATTAATAGATTAAGCTCATTAACTAAATCATCTGCAACAAATCTAGCATACTTCTTTGGTACAACCCCTTTTAGGAGCTCTACTGTCAATTGGTTATTTTCCATCTGTAACCACCAATTTGCTTACTTTAGCATGCCAGTCAATCTCCCTATCTGACGCACCTTCTTTAATTGGTTCTAACCAAGCCAACTTTGTATTATCACTAACTGCTATGTGACTATCAAATAGTAATGGCATGTTGTGAAATCGTTTATCTGAGCTGTGAACTTTCGCTTTATAGCTTCCCATATTGAATCCTTTGTTATCTGAGTGTTATTAAAATTTCCCAGATTATAGCATAATTACAATATATCACGCTCCTCACTAAAAAAATCACTAACTACAATCCATTCAAGCATTGTATAACCTTCTATACCAAATCTTACACAGTTAATACCTATATCCCGTAGCTCATCATTGTTATAAGCCCATACTGGTAACCAATCGTAGGTAACTTCTTCCCAATGGCTTAAGTCCTCTTGTACTATAGGTGCAAATATATCCATACTATTGTCCTTACTTAATGGAACCAACTATATAACGGTTGGCTCTATAAATAATACTAGTGGACCACCTATCCTGTGTCTGCCCATTTAGCAACTAGAAACAGAACCATGGTTACCCTTATCAACACGTGCTACATCATCCATACTAAACTCCTTTAACGTAAGATTCCTTATCACTATGCATTCTATCATATTCTTCTGTAAGCTCACATTCATCACTAATACTGAAAAACTCTGTACTACCACAGAACTTCTTATCAAACTTATGATTACAGTACTTATACCTTGCATGTAACAATCGTTCTACCTCATAGGCATCTGGAAATACTCTAAATCGCTTCATACTAGTAAAAGGCACATATCTATACTTAATAAAGAAGTCTTTCAATACTTCCATCATTCTATCCATGTGACGTCTCTTTTTACTCACACCTATCTTATACAGTACCTGCCCTGTAGCTAACTGAACCTTCAAGATATATACTAAATTATTATCCTTCTCCACACCACATTTCTTACTCTTCATATTCTTAAATATATTCTTGTCCATGGTTCCCCAATTAACTAGATAGTACTCTATCGTACTTTGTAACGCAGTGCCACTTACTGCTTGTCAGTTACAAGTAACAATACCGAAATATCGGTACGTCTGTCAACCCTAAAAATCTTCATATAATAATATATCAACCTGGAACCAAGTAAATAAGCCGTTAGCAAATTAACAAATTCTTTTCGCTGGTAACTCATATTGACTATTTGCTTCTCCTAGGTCAGTCTTTAAAGTCTCATCTAGCTCATCAGCTTAGTAATATTTCACTATTATGTCGGGTACCACAATATAGGGCTAAATCGCTGGCGGTTGTTAAAGAGAGGTACGAGCTTTAGATTTAACCCCATTTGACCCAAGTAAATAAATAATATTTTGCACCCAGGCTACACATATAACTACTTAAGAAAACTTTAAGGAAACAGATATAGGGGAAAATTATATTTTTTGTACGAGTTCAATAGATATACAAGTAACTAACCAAACATATAATTAACTAGCTAATTTTGCATAGAGAAAAAATAAAAATTTTGTATGACTCAAAATTTGCATGTGAAAAATAAATAATTTTTGTACCAGTCTAATAGCTAGTATCAGTATGAATTTAATTAAAATATTTCTATAGGTAAAAATAATATTTTTTGTATGACTTCAATAGATAGTATCAGTAGACACTCAGTCAATCATACCCCCCGTATGAAGCTGAGATGATACTTCTTTTAGGTCAGGCATAAAATAGTTGCTCTAAGTCGAGCTCACATAACAAACTAGTTATAATCATAAAGGATATATAATGTTAAATATTAAATCAATCGCATCAACTCTAGGCTTCACTTCAGGTACAGTAGAACAAGCAGCAATCGTAGCAGGTAGCAGCATCAAAGCAGTAGCTAATAAGACGTACAACGGCGTCAGCACGCATGATTACGGGTCTGACTTCAAAGAGTTTAAGCAAGAGTTTACTAACGGTAGAGTGAGTGGTAAAGAGTACGTATCTACTAAATTAAATAAACTAAGTAGTGAATCTATTCAGTTATTAACTAATGGAACTAACGTAGAAATAGTTACATTATAATAACACTTCGTTAAGTAGTAGTAGTCGTTAGTTTATCTAGCTAGTAGTTATCTATATGGTAGCTACTATGGTGGGTAAGTAATAGAGGTGCCTAAGGCGGCAGAATATACAACAACAACAACAAATGAATAAAGGATTTATTATGAGAGTAGTGGGCAATTTTAGTGTAATACAGCAAGTATTAGGAGGTAACAAATAATGGTAGTCTTACAGGTAGTAGTAGTTGTAGTGTTAGTGTCAGTATTTGTTGTACAGTTATTTATACTGTTAGACACAACAGACAAATTTTAAGGAGGTGCAGATGTGTAAGTATACTGGTTCAAAGCTAGTCCAGTTGGTAGACTGGTTCAGTGAGGTAGCAGACAGATGGTTCTGATGGTTGACAGGGTCAGACAGAACCGTAGAGGTGCTCAGATAGGTGACTTTGCAAGTTACTTTGATGAGTTAATTAAGCGTGCTGGTTACATCAATGCAGCTGATATTGTTAGACTTAGGTTTAACATTTCAGTGTACATAAAGTGAGGAGCTTATAATGGCAATGATTGCATTAATTATTGGTTTAGTGACGGCGT